AAGGTACTACCACTACATTAACTTTCCCTGAAGGTACTACTTGTCCATTTGCTGCAGGTGATTATGTTACTTTTACTAACAACATAAATTCAGACTTTAATTTTGCTCACCAAGTAGTAAATAGCGTAACTGGTGATGGTTCAATGTATAACTACATTCCAACGAAAGTAGTTATAGGATACAATAGTTCAGCTGTTTCTGGAACATTAGATTGTTCTGCTGGCACATGTACTATAAGATCATCTTTCAAAGTTGCTGTTAGAACCGATGCTGGTACTGGCGCTGCTTATATTCAACAGATTCAAATCACTGGGGAAGCCTAATGAAACTCATACGAGAAGAACTAGAAAATGTAGAATTTATCGTTGAAAACCGCAACGGTAAGAAATCTCTTTTTATTGAAGGAGTATTTCTACAGGGGGATATAAAAAACCGTAATGGAAGAATGTATCCTATGGAAACTCTTCGCAGAGAAGTTCAAAGGTACAGTGAAAATCACGTTAATGCTGGTAGAGCATTGGGTGAACTGGGTCATCCAGAAGGTCCGACTGTTAACTTGGATCGTGTTTCTCATAAAATCACTTCTCTTAAAGAAAGTGGTTCTAACTTTGTTGGTAAAGCAAAGATTTTAAACACCCCTATGGGAAAAATTGCATCGAATTTACTCGGTGAAGGTGTCAAATTAGGAGTCTCTTCTAGAGGAATAGGTTCTTTAAAAATGACAAGAGAGGGTGTTAACATAGTCGGTGAAGATTTCATGTTAGCAACTGCTGCTGATATCGTTGCTGATCCTTCTGCTCCTGATGCATTTGTTTCAGGAATTATGGAAGGTAAAGATTGGGTATGGGACGGTGGTATTCTTCGTGAGAAGTATGCTGCTAAAACATACAAAACAATCAATACATTGGTTGATCAGAAAAAGTTAGACGAGCAAAAGCTTGACTTATTTAACGATTTCTTATCAAATATATAATTTATCTAAATAAATACAGATCTTTAATACGTATAGAATCGGAGAGGATACCAAAATGTCTCGTGGAGATTTACAAGAAATGGAGCAATCCAAAACTGCTGTGAACGCAAATGCTAAACCTGGTGATGCTGCTCTGCCTAAGTCAGGGACTAATGCATCAGGTACTATAACACCTGGTAATACTCCACCTTACGAGGATTTGGGTGGTCCTACACCAGAAAATTCAAGTCCTCTTGGAGATTCTAACAAGTTAAAGACTCCAGGCAAAACCCTTAAACAGGTTGCCGATGTAGTTAACAAAGGTGCAAAACCTGCTATGCCAATGCAAAAAGAAGAAGAAGAACTTTCTCAAGAAAATACAATTGAGGAAGAAGAGACTACGACTGATGCAGTAGTGGCAGAAGAAGAAGTAACTACAGAAGAAACAAAAGAAATTGATGTCGATGAAGATGTCAATGCTCTACTAGGTGGTGAAGAACTATCTGAAGAGTTCAAGGAAAAAGCAAAAACTATTTTTGAGGCTGCTCTTAAGTCTAAGATTGCTGAAGTTAAAGAAGCAATCGAAGCTGAGCACGAAGCTAAACTTGCCGAGCAAGTTGCTGAAGCCAAAGAGGAACTCGGACAAAGAGTTGACTCTTATCTAGAGTATGTGTCCGAAGAGTGGATGGCTGAGAATGAATTAGCTGTCGAACACGGACTTAAAACAGAATTGACCGAATCATTCCTTAGTGGAATGAAGGGTCTTTTTGAAGAACATTATGTACACATTCCTGACGATAAATATGATGTCCTTGAGACTATGGTAGATAAACTTGATGACATGGAAACCAAGCTCAACGAGCAAATTGAGAAAAACATCGGTTTAAACAAGAGACTTTCTGAGTCTGTTGCTGATGGTATTCTTGAATCTGTTTCTGATGGTCTAGCGACCACACAGAAAGAGAAGCTCTCCTCACTTTCTGAAAGTGTAGAGTTTGAAAGTGAAGACCAATATCGTGAAAAACTGGAGATGCTAAAGGAATCTTATTTCCCTAATGGTATATCTTCAGCAAAAGCAAAAACAGAAAGTCTCTCTGAGGGAGTTGACTCTGCACCAGTAAGTCACTCTGGTTCAATGGCAAACTATCTTAAGACACTATCTGCAGTAGCAAAAAGTTGATTTTAACTATTAAACAAACTAAACACTTATAGGTAACGTAATGTTCCAATCAGAATCATTACAGGAAAAGTGGGCTCCTCTACTAGACTATGATGGGATCGAAAAGATTTCAGATCCTCATAGACGTAGTGTAACTGCTGTCCTGTTAGAAAACCAAGAAAGATTTTTAAGAGATGAGCAAGCCTTCTCAGAAGGTGGCATGACTCTTACAGAAACCCCAACAAACCACGCAAACGCTGCAGGCGGTTCAGGTGGATTTGGTGGATCAGCAGCTGCTCCACAAGCTGGTTTCGACCCTGTTCTAATCTCTTTGATTAGAAGATCAATGCCAAACTTGGTCGCATACGACCTTGCTGGTGTTCAACCAATGACAGGTCCTACTGGACTTATCTTTGCAATGCGCTCCAAGTACAAGCACATGGGTGCTGATGGAGTAGAAGCATTCTACAACGAAGCAGAGACACAGTTCTCTGGAGAAAATAGTGGTAACAGTCTAGAGAACGGCTTCTCAGAAGCTGGAGCTGGTATTGGTACTACTTCACAGTCTGGTACTAACCCTGCTGTTCTTAACCCAACATCATCTGCAACTAATACTGATTACAGTGTTGGTCAAGGTATGGTTACTGGTGATTCAGAGAACCTTGGTAACGGTGCTGGAAATCACTTCAACCAGATGGCATTCTCAATCGAGAAGGTCACCGTGACTGCAAAGTCTCGTGCGTTGAAAGCTGAGTACTCACTAGAGCTTGCTCAAGACCTTAAGGCAATCCACGGATTGAACGCAGAGGCAGAACTTGCTAATATCCTTTCTACTGAGATCCTTGCGGAAATCAACAGAGAAGTTATTAGAACTATCTACAAGACTGCTGAACAGGGTGCTGTTGAGAACGTAGCAACTGGTGGTGTATTTGACTTAGACATCGACAGTAATGGTCGTTGGTCAGTTGAGAAGTTTAAAGGTCTTCTGTTCCAGATCGAAAGAGATGCAAACAGAATCGCACAAAGAACTCGTCGCGGAAAGGGTAACGTCATCCTTTGCTCTGCTGACGTTGCTTCTGCATTAACAATGGCTGGTGTACTTGATTACACTCCTGCACTTAATGCTAACCTTAACGTTGATGATGCTGGTAATACATTTGCTGGTACTATTCAAGGTAAGTACAAGGTATACATCGATCCTTATTCTGCTAACCTAGCAGCTAACAACTCTGGACTTGCACAAGGTGCTAACCAGTACTATGTTGTTGGTTACAAAGGATCTTCTCCTTATGATGCTGGTCTGTTCTACTGCCCATACGTTCCTCTACAGATGGTTCGTGCAGTTGGTCAGGAAACCTTCCAACCAAAAATTGGCTTTAAGACTCGTTACGGTCTTGTTGCTAACCCATTTGCAGAAGGCACAACAGCTGGTCTTGGTGCTCTTAAAGTTAACTCTAACCGTTACTACAGAAGAGTTGCTATTAAGAACCTCATGTGATCTAAATATCTCGGTTCGAGATGGATCAAAAGACTCTCCTTCGGGAGGGTCTTTTTTATGTTCGGTTATCACTACACTTGACAAAAGCTTTTCACGCCTATATAATTACGTATATAAATCACTGAATTACATAAGTAAATATGACTGCAACACTAAGCACCCCTATATCATCCATGAGAACCTTGATTCCTTTCACTGGAGGGGACTGGTCAGATGTTCTTGATAATGAAGTATTCCAAGCTCTCATCAAAAGTCCTCCTTCATTCTGGGGATTAGACTACTTGGGTTTCCAAGTTACTGATATGACTCAGGTGGATACTGATGATGAAAAGAATAAGGCAAGACCAGGAGGCACAGTACTCAAAAAGAATGATATTGATAAAGGTTGGGATGTTTCCGAAAGACCATTGATTATAGTTTGGGTTGGAGATACCTTATATCTTTGGGATGGATTCAACAGATGGTGGAAACTCAATGATATGGGTGAAATCCATGCACCAACATGGGTATATGAACTCAAAGAAGACTTTGATATGGAAGATGTCAAAGAGCATGTTCAACTCAGTGCTAACAATAGTGCTAGAGCAGATGAGCATACAAAACGTGACTTCATTAACACAGGACTAGAGTGGGCAAAAAGACATAGCATTAAAGATCTTGATAAGATCATTGAATGGGTGAATCGTTCTGAACATAGTTGGAACAAAAGACAAATCGATCAAATTGCATCTTCGATTTACTTAGAGTCTGAGACTGCTCATGTAAGACATATCATCACAGGTTCAGCAGCAAGAAAAGAAGCTTGTGAGTTTGTGGGTGCTGAACTTACATATAAGAAGGATAATAACGGTGAGGTTATAGTTGAAAACCCAATCGTCATATGCACAAAAGTTGATGATTATATTAAAGATGCTTTTGTACAACATATGAGAAAATTTGTCAAAGATGATAAAAAAGGACAACTTGAAACCACAGAACTCATAGGTTATACTAAGGGTTGTGATACTGCTAAAGGTGTAAGAGAACAACGTCAAAACGCAAAAGATATGTTTGATGAATTAGATGAGTTGGTAGTAGGATATGCTATGCTCAAGATGAAACTAAATGGCAAAGTACCATACAAGTGGTTAGGATTCTTACCACAACTATATGGCACTGAGTGTGGTGATGGATGTGAAAACAAACTAGTAGACTAATATCAAGAGGGTTAACCACCCTCTTTTTTATGGGTATAAATAATATGCCTAGTGTAGACTAAGATGAATAATGTCACAATTAACAGACAAACAAGCCGCAAAGAAACTTCTTAAGTTAGCAAAAGCACATCCTGATTGGTATAGTAAAAAGGATGTCTTTTATGCTAAGATGATAAAGAAGAGAATTAAAAAAAGAGAACAGTCGAAGGATAAATAACTAAAAAACTATAATGGCAATTTCTAACGGACTAAAGAATCAAATACAAAATAAGAATTTTTTGAGTCCTGTTGGATTTAAATTTATTCTTAACAGAACTCCCAAGGTAGCATTCTTTTCTAACTCAGCAGTGATACCTGGTTTTTCTTTAGGTACTGCTGTGCAACCAACATACTTGAAAGATATAGATCTTCCAGGTGACAAGCTAACCTTTAATGATTTCTCATTACGATTTCTAGTAGATGAAGATTTAGAAAACTATAATGAGATACAGAAATGGATGCGTGGAATGGGTTTTCCAGAAAGTTTAGAAGAGATCTATAAGTTTCAGAAAAGTGATCCCAATGCACCACAAGATAATAAAAGATTGAATCTATATTCTGATGGAACATTGAATGTTTTGACAAGTAATCAGGTTCCTAACTTTAAAGTAAAATTCAGTGATCTATTCCCAGTGTCATTATCTGATCTAAACTTTGATGCTACTGATACGGATATAGACTACTTGACAGCAGAGGTCACATTTAAGTATACTATATACAACCTTACTGATTTGGGTGATAATCCTTTATGAATCTAAATCTTGAAGAAATTCAAGAGATGTGGGAAAAAGATGCAAAGATGGATAGAGATAATCTACATGAAGAATCATTGAACATCCCCTCTCTACATGCTAAGTATTTTGAACTTTATAATACAATCTTCTTACTAAGGAAGAAGGCAGAACAACAAAGAAAAAACATCCGTCATGAACGGTATGAGTATTTTAGTGGGAAAGCAGATCCAGAGGTATATCAAGATAATCCTTTTCCAAAGAAGATAAGAGATAAGGATACGATGCAGAAATATATGGATGCAGATGAAAAACTATCTACGTCAAGCTTGAAGATAGATTACTATGATACAATGTTAGTATACTTAGAAAGCATACTCAAGGTAATACAGAACAGAACATTCCAGATAAAGAATGCAATAGAGTTTATGAGATTTAATTCAGGACTGGGTTGACATGGGTAGCTAAATAATCGTAGATGCATGGACTAAGTGATAGACACAACGGCCAATGTTGTAATATCAAAGGCCAACGAAGTATTTTTAAAAATTAATACAGAACCTCATATTGAGTATGAGCTAAGGGATCACTTTACCTTTGAGGTAGAGGGTGCAAAGTTCATGCCTCAATATAGAAGTAAGTACTGGAATGGTGAGATACATTTATATGATTTGAGATCGAAAAAGATATATGTTGGTCTTCTAGATAAAATTATTTCTTTTTGTGAGAGACACGATTATACTTACAAGTTTGAAGATAACCAATATTATGGAGCACCATTTGAATCAAATGATGGTATCTCTTATGAGGGTGTAAAAGATTATATGAAATCTATTTGTTCTCATTCTCCGAGGACATACCAAATTGAGGGAGTATACGATGCTCTAAAGTATAACCGAAAGCTATTGATATCACCAACTGCTTCAGGTAAATCTTTGATGATTTATTCTCTTGTAAGATATTACGTAGATAAAGGGCAAAAAATTCTCTTAGTTGTTCCAACGACATCTCTTGTAGAGCAGATGTATAAGGACTTTGAGGATTATGGTTGGGATGCTGAGTCATATTGCCACCGCATATATGCAGGAAAAGATAAAACAAATGAACATCCAGTAACAATCACCACATGGCAATCTGTTTATAAACTAGAACGTTCATTCTTTGAAGATTATAATGTAGTTATAGGAGATGAAGCTCACCTATTTAAGAGCAAGTCTTTAGTTAACATAATGACTAAGTTACATCATGCTAAGTATAGATTTGGTTTTACTGGAACATTAGATGGCACACAGACTCATAAATGGGTCTTAGAGGGTTTGTTTGGACCATCATACAAGGTAACGAAAACAGATCAATTAATGAAAGAAGGACACCTATCTCAGTTAGATATACAATGCATTGTTCTCAAACATCCTTCTCAAAAGTTTGAAACATATCAAGATGAAATAGAATATCTTATTAGTCACCAACAGAGAAATAACTTTATCAAAAACCTATCACTTGATTTAAAAGGAAATAGTTTAGTTCTCTTTTCTAGAGTCGAAGCACATGGGCAAGTGCTTTATGATTTAATAAATAGTAAC